TTTACAGTAACTGGTCAGGCTTTAACTGCTTCTTTAGGAAATGAAAGTGTTGGCATTGATGTTAGTATTACTGCAACAGGTTTTCCTCTTTCATCTAATACTGGAAGTTTAACAGCTTTTGGTTTAGCTTTAGTCACTCCATCAGGTATACCTATGACAGCAGCTTTAGGAACAGCAGACGCTGGTCCTGATGCAATGTTAACAGGTATTCAAATGTCTATGGGACTTGGTACTGTTGAAGCATTTAACTTAGCAGGTTGGGGTAGACTTGGTTGGGGAGATAATGATTGGGGTGATGCTGGTAGTTCTGTACAAGTAGATATTTCTGGAATCGCTATGACCGCAGCTTTAGGAAGTCCTACAGAAGTTAGTGGTGATGCAACCATTGTTGCCAATACTTTAAACGTAGCACAATTAACTTTAGGTGCTGTCGATCCTGCACCTGATGCAGCAGTTACCGGCAATTTTATGATAGGTGCTTTAGGCACTCCTGTGGCTTCAATAGATGTTTTACCAGTTCCAACAGGGTTACCATTATCCACTGGGCTTGGCAGCGTTACCGCTGTTCCAAGTCAAGAAGTCCCAGTAACGGGAATAGGTATGCTTTCTAGAGTTGCTTCGGCAACCGCATTTACAGATGTTACTGCAACATTTACTGGATTTGGCTTGACTATGAATTTAAACAGTGCTAATGCTTTAATTTGGAATGAGGTTCCTACAGGAAATGCACCAATAGACCCGCCTGGATGGTTGGAAGTCGTTGCATAAAGGGTTTGACACAAACTCTTTATTTTAATAAAATAAACGGTATAAGGATTTTAATATGGCGAATTCAACATCAGCAAATTTAAAACTTACAGTACAGGCAACTGGAGAAAATTCAGGAACTTGGGGACAAATTACAAACACAAACTTATTAATTTTAGAACAAGCAATTGGTGGTTATGATACGTTTAACGTAACTAACGCTAATAGAGCACTCACTTTTACCAACGGTGCCTTATCAAACGGTAAAAATGAAGTCATAAAATTAACAGGCACATTAGCTTCTAATTTAAATGTTACTATTCCAGACTCAATAGAAAAAGTTTATACAGTAATTGATGGTTGTGACCATGCAGGAAACACTTTAACTTTTAAAACTTCATCAGGTACAGGTGTTCTTTTATGTGAAGGAAATTGTTATACGCTATATTCAGACGGCACCAACGTTGTTAAAGCAAACGAATATAGAAAATGGAGAGCGGTATCTGCTGCTGAAACAGTTCAAGCAGGTGCAAAACTTTTAGTAAATACAAATGGTGGAGCAGTTACAATTACGCTTCCAGCGTCGCCAGCTACAGGGGACGAAGTTCATTTTGTAGATCAAGGTTATGATTTTAATAGCAACGCATTGACTGTTGGAAGAAACTCTTCTAATATAGCCAATGCAGCATCGGATCTTGTGGTAAACACACAAGGTGCAGCTTTTGGACTAGTGTTCTCAGGAGATGCTACAACAGGATGGACTTACACGGAGAAATAATATGTCAAATTACGAAGCAACAAAATACGATTTTTCTGGAGCAAATCTCACAGGTATCGAAGGAATTCCTACAGCGACTATCGTGCCGTGGTCTTCTTCTTCAGTGCCAACAGGTTTTTTAGAGTGTAATGGAGCAGATGTTTCAAGATCAACTTACTCTGCCTTATTTGCCATTGTAGGCACAACTTACGGAGCAGGTAATGGTTCAACTACTTTTGGACTACCTGACCTACAAGATAACGTGGCAATGGGTAAATCAGGAACTAAAGCATTAGCTTCAACTGGTGGAGCAAACACAGTTCAATCAACTGGAAACGTTGGAGGATCCACTGCGAACGCAACTCTTTCAACCGCGCAATTAGCATCTCACAGTCACCCAGCAGTTACATCCCCTGCAAACCCTGGATTTACTGGTGGTGGTTCTGCTCTTAGAAACGACCCAGGGGGAGCCACTGGAAATACTGGAAGTGGTACTGGACACTCTCACAACATGAGTGCAACTTTTACTGGAGACTCTACTTCGGTGATTCAACCTTATTTAACAATTATTTATATTATTAAGACGTAGGAGAAAATATGGCAACTAACGCAAATTGGACAATAGTATTTGAAGATAAAACAGTAATTAAAAATTACGCAGAAGGTGCTTCTGAAGGTGTTGCTTATATTATTTCTGATGATTCTTTTTGGGGACAAGATAAGTTTTCTAACATTTGGGCCATTCAATATGGAACTTCTATAACTTCTGATGAAGTAGAATATAAGGATACAACACCTCACTCATCTTTTGCAGATGCTAATATCGGAGATATTAGTCAGTTTTCAAATAAATGGGACTCGGCTCACTTAGCTCAATTACAAACTGATTGGGATAATAATAATGGCGATACCTATGATGACAGTGGAAATGTAACACACACAGAAACTGAAGAAGAAAAAATTGCTAGATTAGGTGCAAGACCTACATCATACTCCTCTTAGATTCATCCAAGAAGTAAGAATATATTTTTCACCAGATAAAGGTGGATTACCCCTGTGAACATATGGAAAAGCTGCTGGCCATATTACAACTCTACCTTGTTTAGGTTTAATTCTTTGTGAAAAATGTAAAAATTCTGTTTCTCCACCTTCTTCAACATCATTCAAATAAATAGAAAAAGCAAAAGCTCTCGGTTCTCCTTTTGCACCACGCATATGCTCAATATGCCATTGATGATATCCCTCCTTCGGTAGAGTTTTTTGTATTTTTAATTGAGTAAAATGAAAATCACAATGATCATACGCAGCGTCTCCACCAGTTTCTTGTTTTTGAAGATTATTAGAATTTTCAAATTGTCTTCTATCTAAAGTTCTTTTAAATTTATTTTCGTTTTCAAACAATTTAATTGCTTTGTTACATTCTTGTGGGGTTATATAGTTATCATAAACACCAATAAAATTATTTATATTTACTGTTTTTTCCATAATTTTGTATCTTTCATTAATTATTAAACTGCTATATAACATATTTATGGCACTTAAAAAAGTAGACTTTGCAGCTGGATTCAATAAACAAGGTGTTCCTTCAGCCCTCCCTGGAAAGTGGGTAGATGGTGATTTTGTGCGTTTTCGTTATACTGCACCAGAAAAAATAGGTGGATGGTCACAATTAACTGCAGCTTCTAAAACTCTTCCAGGAGCAGCAAGAGCCCAAGTTGCTTTTACCTCGTTAGTTGGTGAGAAATATGGCGCTATTGGAACGTCTCAAGGTTTATTCTTATATTACGGAAATGATTTTTATGACATTAGTCCTTTGGATACAGCCATTACAGGATGCACATTAACAACAGTTAACGGATCAAATGTTTTACAAATTAATAAAGGTTCCCATGGATTAGCGGTTGGCAGATATATAACTTTATCTGCTGTAACTGTTACCGGTGCCTCAGATTACACAGCAGCAGAATTACAAGTAGCTTATGAAATTTTAACTGTGCCCGATATAGATAAATTTACTGTTCAGGCTGTGAGAAACGAAGGTGGTTCTGGAATGACTGCTGCTGGAGCTGCAACTGTTAATCCTTATGTTGAGATTGGACCCACTATACAAACAACAGGTTATGGTTGGAGTACATCAACTTGGGGAGCATCTACGTGGGGAACGGAAAGAGCAACAAGTGATGTAACTTTAGATCCAGGAAACTGGAGTCTTGATAATTTTGGAGAAGTTTTAGTTGCAACGATATTTAACGGTGAAACTTTTACGTGGGACGCAGGAGCCACAAACGCTCGAACAATAAGGGCATCTAAATCAACCTCTGGTTTTTCTACTTCAGCTAACCCAACTGCCACTAGATTTACATTAGTGTCTGATAGAGACAGACATTTATTTCATTTTGGAACTGAAACAACAATTGGAACTCCAGCCACACAAGATCCTATGTTTGTAAGATTTTCAAATCAAGAAGATTTAAACACCTATACTCCAACAGCTACTAACACCGCTGGTACCTTTAGACTAGATACTGGTAATGAAATTAGAGCAGCTCTTCAAGGTAAAGATTATGTTTTTGTTTTAACCGACAATGCAGCTTACGTTATACAATTTGTTGGTCCACCATTTACATTTAGTGTTAGACAGGTCGGCACAAACTGTGGATGCATTGGGCAACACGCAGCCTCTTATGTTAACGGAGCTATTTATTGGATGTCTAATGAAGGCGGATTTTTTATGTACGATGGTACTGTTAAAGCTCTACCTTGTTTAGTTGAAGATTTTGTTTTTACAGTACAGAATGGAAATCTTGGATTAAATTTTAATTCAGCAGATGTAATTTTTTCTTCACCAAATTCCTTATACACCGAGGTAAATTGGTTTTATCCAAAAAACGGATCTGATCAAATCGACAGATGTGTAACATATAATTATCAAGAAAATGTTTGGACTACTTCATCACTAGATAGAACAAGTTATCAAGATCAAGGAGTATTTAATAAGCCTTATGCAACAGACTATGAAGCAACGACTACTCCTGTATTTCCAGATATTTTAGGAATTACAAATAAATACGGTGCTAGTATTTATTATGCTCACGAAGTGGGTAATGATCAGGTTAATAGTACCGGGACAACTTCTATAAATGCTTTTATTAGATCTGGGGATTTTGATATAGACGATGGTGAATTTTTTATGTCTATGAAAAGATTTATGCCAGACTATAAATTTTTAGTCGGTAATTCTAAGGTAACATTATTTATATCTGATTTTCCTTCAGACACACAAGCAAGCTCGTCTTTAGGGCCCTTTACAATAACAAAAACCACTGATAAAGTAGATACGAGAGCAAGAGCAAGATTATTATCTATTAAAATAGAATGTGACGCTGTAGGAGAAACTTGGCGTTACGGTAGTTTTAGACTCGATGCTCAACCAGACGGAAGGAGATAGAATGCCATTAACTACAAAAGGTAAAAAAATAATGAAGTCCATGAAAAAACAATACGGGAAGAAAAAAGGAGAAGCTGTTTTTTATGCTTCTAAAAATAAGAAAAAAATAAAAGGGGTAGATAAGAAAAGAGCGTAATGGCTAAATTAACTAATTATATACCAGAACCAAAACAAGAGTACGATGTAGAAAATCAACGACAAATAATTGAGTCCATGACTACTATGAAACAACAACTTAATTTTTCTTTTCAAGAAGATTTAAAAAATGAGCAAGACGCTTTTAATTATTTTTTATCATGACAATACAATATAAAAATGCAACTAAATCTTTAGGAGACACTAATCTTAATACTGTTTTAACTATTTCTACATCAGCCGTAGCCATAGTTAAAAGTGTTTATTTTAGCAATTCTAGCTCAGGAAGTATTCTGTGTAATGCCTCTTTAAGAGATAGCTCTGCTTCTGCTGACACGGAATTTTTTAGAGATACGATCACAGCCAGTACTCAAGTAAATGCTGCACCACAGGGGTTGAATTTAGAAGCAGGAGATGCTATAAAAGCTCAAGCAGCTACCGCAAGTAAAGTAACAGTTGTTGTTAGTTATGCTTTAATAAACAGAGAGAATGAAAACGGATAATATACATAAAATAGACTGCACTACTACAACAGTTTATAGAAATACAAAGACAGGCGAAACGTCTAAAGAAAAAATGGAAGGACCAGATATTGTAACGGATGTTACAGTTGAAATCTCTCCAAAAGGCTTAGATGTTTTTCAGAAAGTAATGAATGATAATAAAAAACCCAAGCCCTAAAGGTGGAACCGAGTTACAACTTGGTTTTTTGAATAAATACGTAGATAAAAATTTATTAGATAAAGTACAGATATGTACTAGTGTGCCTGGTAAAGTACCTATAGACCCCGATAAGCTTAATATACTTTGGCAAAAAAATTCTTATGATCAACCTAATCTTTATGGTTGGTTTAAGGATCGAGGAAATCATAAACAATATGATTGGTACGTATTTAATTCTCACTGGAATTATGAAAAATTTAGAATGATGTTTAATCTTCCAACAGAAAAATGCATTGTAATTAAGAATGGCGTAGAAAAAATAGAACAATCTCAGCCTTATAAAAAAGGAGATCCTGTAAAAATTATTCATCAAAACACACCGTGGCGTGGCTTGTCTGTATTATTAGGAGCAATGCAGTTAATTAAAAATCCATTAATTACTCTTGATGTTTATTCTTCTTGTGAAGTATACGGCAAAGACTTTATGGATCGCAATGACCATAACTATCAAGGACTCTACGATCAAGCTAGAGAACTTCCTAACGTAAATTACATTGGATATAGACCAAATGAATATATTAGAGAAAATATAAAAAATTATAATATGTATGTGTACCCAAGTATCTTCGAAGAGACTTCATGTATATCTTTATTAGAGTCTATGTCTGCAGGCCTATATTGTATCACTACTAATTATGGAGCTCTATTTGAAACAGGAGCGGAGTTTCCCATGTATATTCCGTACGATAATAATTATAAAGCTTTAGCAGAAAAATTTGCATATGGAATTTCTGCTGCTGTTGAAACTTTACATGAACCTCAAATTCATAGTCATTTAACAACTCAATCTAATTACACGCAAATATATTATTCTTGGCCTAAACAGGCATCGGCGTGGACTAGATTTTTACAAGGAGCACTTAATGCAAAAGGCAAATGAACCTATATGGTTTAATGTAGATAAAGAAGAATCACCTAATAACGATACATATCAAACAGTTAAAACTAATAAAGTAGAAGATAAAGTAACTGAAATAAACGTGGGTGTTTCTCCTTACAAAGTAATGGTGTGTACACCATGTCATAGCGATGTAAGCATGCACTATTGTCAAGCAGTTTTAAAGTTTCAACAGGCTTGTTGGAAAAAAGGAATTTTATGTAGTTTTACTTTATTGAAATCATCATTAGTTACACAAGGTAGAAATTTATGTGTAGCAGAATTTTTAAACCATGAAGATAAATATACTCATTTATTATTTATAGATTCGGACATTGATTTTAGAGCTAAAACTATTTTTAAAATGTTAGACTTTGATAAAGACATAATTAGTGTTCCATATCCAATGAAGACTATGAGCTGGGATAAAATATGGAGAAGATTAGATACTAAAGAAGGTGCAATTAATAACGCAGACGAGTTAGCTAGATCTGGTTTTACTTTTCCAGTTAAAGTAAAAGATCCTAATTCTATTACAGTAGAAAAAGGATTAGCTGAACTTACTCATGCTCCCACAGGATGTATGTTAATAAAAAGAAATGTTATTGAAAAAATGATTGAAGCTTATCCTCATTTAGAAATATATCAGCCAACAAATATTAATGGTAAAGAAGAAAAGAAAGATAACATGTATAATTTATTTGACACCTTACATGATACTAAGTCTAAGCGTTATTTTGGAGAGGACTTTGGTTTTTGTCAAAGATGGGCCGATATAGGGGGCAAAGTATATGGTTATATAGATGACCCTATTAGTCACGTTGGAGAGTACTGTTACACTGGTCGATTTAAAGATGATTTGTGGCAGGCGACAAGGCCTGTCAAATCTGTTGACGACACTACAAAAATCAAATAAAGTAAACTATTACAGGATTTCTGCGCCTGCTCAACAATATAAATGTACTTAAATTATGGCGATATCACGATCTTTAATGAACAGACAATTACAAGCAAACGGTGGAATTATGAATGTTTCACCCAGAGAGAAGTTTGGCTTAGGTAGTTCTCTTAAAAAATTTGTTAGAAAAATTATACCCAATGAGGTTTCAGAAATTGCTGTCAAAACAGCACCTTTTGTAGCTCCTTTTAACCCGGCTCTTGCAGCGGCTATGGGTGGTTTAGGTTCGTTTGATCAAACAGGTAGAATAGGTGATTCTTTAAAAAATGCGGCATTAACTTATGGTCTGGGACAAGGAGCAAGATTTTTAGGTGGAGCAGGGCTTCAAGGTAACCCATTTGAAGCACCGTTGTTTAGCTCACCTTTAGGAAACGTTTCGGGTTTTAGATTAGGTAGGGATGTTCCAGAATCTACTTTTTTTCAAGATGCTACAGTAGAAGGTATAGCAGGTGGTGATGTGGTTACAGCTATTGACAAAACTACAGTCAGTAATGACCCTGGATTTTTAAAAAATTTATTCGATGGAATAAGCAATCAAAATTATGAAAAAGTAGGTAAGACTATTTTAGACGGCAGTAAAAAATTCGGTAAGGCTATGTTTACAAACAAAGATGGTTCTATTGATAAAGCAGCCGTTTTGGGAGCTGCAGCTTTTGCAACCTCATATGCAGAAGCAAAAGCTCTAGCTAACCAGGCAGGTGTTGATATTACCGAAGAAGAATATAACGAAGCTACAAAAGCTGAGAAACAAGCCGAGTATGCAGGTTACTTAAGTAACTTCTTTGGCGGTAAAAAAGAAGGCGGAAGAATAGGATTTGCACGTGGAACTGAGGAAACTAGTCTCCCAATGGAAAGTCTGATTAAATTACTAAAAGGGGATATTGACGAGGGTAGAGGAGCTATGGATGAAGAAATGGAAAAAACTTTAAACATTGAAGATGCAATGGCTCAAAGTAACGATATGAGATTTCTTAATGAACTTATGAATGATTTAGATGGTAAGTACGATGAAGACGAAAAAGATTTTTATTACAAGTCTATAGTGCCTCAATTAATTAGATCCGGAGAAATGACTTATGAAGACGGTATGAAATTATTAAACGAACTTGTACCAGAGATGAGAGCTGTTGGAGGTAGAATAGGTTTTGATGAGGGTGGTGGTGATTTTAGCGATGCAAAACAACTTTTATTGGCTGAAAAATATACGGAGTTATTAAAAGAATATTCTGAAGCAGGATTACCTGATGCAAGTTCTAGAGCGTTAAAAGAAGCTAACGAATTTGTTAGAGATTTTAAAGCCGTTGGAGGTAGAATAGGATTTAAAAAAGGATCAGACCCTGTGTATGAAATGTACTTAGAAGATTTAGAAGCAGGTATAATACCTTCAGATAAAAGTTATAATGAATATTTAGATGACATAGAAGACGATCCTGATTATGATTACTCTTATGCTAAAGGCGGTAGAATAAGTTTAAGAAAAGGAACGAAACCTGAAGAAGCAGAAATAGGTATCATGACAATTGATGTTGAAGCTGGAGACGATGAAGACATGGAGGATATGGACGATATGTTAATGGCCTACTCTGATGCAGTATTTACTAGAGATGAAAAATCACGTTTGTTTAGAGCTTTAGGAGATCCTAAAATAAGACAAACGAGTAGCTCATTTAGAAACTTACATAAAATTCTTAAAAACCCAGGTATGTTTCCAGATGATGAAATGGTTCTAAAAGGATTTTTAAAAATGAAAAAAGCTAAAGGTGGCAGAATTAAATACTCTAGTGGTGCTAACAGAGTATCCGAACTATTACTATTAAGAGATGAAAAAATAGCAAAAGGTGAAGACGTCACTGATATTGAAGCAGAGATATTTCAATTAACAGGTAAGGAATTTAAATCTGTAGGAGGTATTAGTAATGTACCCACAGGCAAAATAAGAAAAAATAGTGCTGGAATAAAAGAGAGAGATTACCGAGATGAAGGTGGT